ATGTAGAATAGACTTGCTATCCTCGAAGAGTACTCTGAAGTCGGAGGTGTTTGTTTTGATATCTTTGAGTTTGGTCGCAATTTCATCTCCTTGTTTTTGTAAGATTTGCCAAAAGTTTGTCAACGGTTCGTATAAATCATTGACCCAGATGTTCAAGTGAGGAAAAGCAATACTGATATGTAATGCTACAGAACCACCACCTAGAAATGGTTCACGATACTCCTTACAGTTTGAAAGATTGGGAAAGAAATTCTTTATTTTACGAACTGCTCTAGACTTACCACCGGGATATCGTAATGGTGTCTTGAGATTGTTCACTTAGTAAATTTTACCTCCACTTTACCTCTCTCTAGTATATCAAGAATTTCCATGTATGCATACGCTGTAAAAACTTGAGGGACAATAAATGCAATCATTGCTACAATCCAAAAGATGTAGTAATAATTTTCTTTGTTTTGAGTTCTTTTCTTAGTCATTGATAATGTCCTCCAGAGTGAATAAGGATACAAATTCAATCTTATTATGTTCCCAGATCTTATGATCTTCCATCCTATCAACGATAGCAACTACCTTATTGACAGTGTAACCTGCACCACGTAAAACATTAACTGCCTTCATAGCACTACCACCAGTGGTAGTTACATCCTCTAGGACTGTAATAACAGAACCTTTATCTGGTCTCCATCCTTCAATAACTTCCTTAGTACCATAATCTTTAGGGTTCTTCCTAATAATTAGAGCATCGATATGACCTCCCTTGTAGTATGCTCTCTGAGCAACACCACAGACTAATGGATCACCACCTAGGGTGAGACCACCCACTGCTACCGACTTAGGATCTAACTCAGTATAGATTAATGATGATAGGAGTGCATTACCCTCACATGATAGTGTTACAGGTTTGCAGTTCACATAATGCTCTGACTGTTTGCCAGATGATAATGTATACGATCCCTTTTTATATGCTCTCTCCTTTAGGAGATTGAGAAGAGTCGCTTTGTGGTTTTGATAAGTCATTTGAATCCTTCCTGTTTTTTTCTATAGTTTGAATTTTGTAATGGTGTAACCCATCTCAAATTAGATATATGATTATTAGAAGTATCTCCATCAATATGATCCACATAAGCAGAGTCTCTTATAAACTGTTTTGCTGATTCGGGAGTTACATCCCAATCTTGTTTTGGTATAGGCGGGAACTCATCAATTGGTTTCCATGATTCTAATACTGCTCGATGATACCTAACATTAATTTTGGCATGTTTATTGCTTACTCGTCCTGCACCATCAGTGGACATGACATAATTATAGTCTGGAAATAATCCTTTACTTACATCAATACTCAAGTTGACTGCCATAGGTCTTTTGTAGTAAGTTTTTTTATTACCACTCAATCTATTAGGATGATCTACAACTTGCTTTCTTTTATAATCCATAAGTTTTGGAACACCCTTAGTTTTTGTTTGTTTTAGACTAAGAATTTTGGCACATTCACTGATGTAATAATCAGGTATATGTCTTTGCTTATGCATCAGAGGTTTAAACTCTATGTCATTGAAAATCATTTGAATTCACACTCCATCATAATTTCGGTCATTGCTGCCAAGAGATTGATCTCCTGATCAGCGACAAAAGCACCTTGATATTGATACTTTGCCACAACTAATACCGCATGTGGTATAGTAGCAGGTTTCAATACATTATACAATGAATCGTAGATATTTCTCAATATTGTGTTGGGATCATTATCTAAGTTCTGTACAATCCACTTTCTTACATTAGGGAAGTCTTTCTTCTCAAGATATCCCATCAATTCTTTTGTGTTTACGTCTGATAGTTTAGATAATATACCAGTATCAATCTCTCCTCCTGCTGCATATCTCTGCACCTCATTTAGTACTCTCCTCCAATCAGGGAAGTGTGTTTGTATTACTGTTGCTAATACTTTTTTATCTGCTGCAACTTCTTCTAAAGATAATATCTCGTTCAATCTTTTGAAGAACTGTGCTGCTATAGTTTGTTTCTCTTTACCGTCTACACTAAAATCTATAACCGTACATCTAGAATGCAATGGTTCTATAATTCTGTTCTTGTAATTGCACGTAAAAATGAATCTGCAGTTCTTATAAAACTGTTCAACATTCGCCCTAAGAAGTAATTGAACATCATGGGTGGTGTTGTCTGCCTCGTCAATGATGATAACCTTATGCTTGCCCCTTGACGTAAGGGAAACAGTAGAGGCGAAACTCTTAGCTTGATTACGCACGGTGTCGAGAAACCTGCCTTCATCCGATCCGTTTATAACATAACTATCTAGTCCCATCTGTTTGCACAGTGCCTTTGCCACAGTGGTTTTTCCTATACCGGGAGGTCCAGATAGGAGCATGTTTGGCAATTCACCCTTTGCCAGAAAGTCATTGAATGTTTTCTTGATTCTCTCAGGTAGAATACATTCATCAATTGTCTTGGGTCTGTATTTTTCAACCCATATAAAATCTCTATCCAAAGTCATCAATAATCAAGTTAGCAGAAATAGCAATTCTCTTTCCTTGTGTCTCAGGGACAGAATGAAAGAGAGATCCGTTCCATAATATTAGTGTACCAGATTTCGGTTTGATTCGCAACATGTCAAATTTTATGGGTGCAGAATCATCATCTGCATATGCATAATAACAAGATGCCCATGTGCATGGGTAGTGAGTATGTCTTATGGTGTGATCACCCTGCTCATACATCAGTGCCCAAAAATCTTGAACCTTGTAAGTACATAATTGAAGTCTACTAAAAGACTCAGGATCAGATCTTCTCGCTCTGTCTACACCATCTAAAATTTTATCAATGTATGGGTCAAAAGTTTTAGTTTGTTTATGTGTTTTATATGAACTTCTCCATGCCTTGACATTAGAAATTTCTCCCTCTGGAAAATTACTTCTATATTGTTCTATATCTTTTATAAGTTGATCATTATCAATATCCAATTGCATAGAATACACAGGCATATTGACCATGCATCTATTTTTTACCACATCCATTCTGGTCTTCTTGATGGGTCACGTAGATAGTTATCTCTTGCCCATGGTTTTGAAAAAATATAATCTTTATACTTTGTGAAGATGTCCTTGCTGTCATCATTCTTGAACTCATCAGGTCCTGCAAATACAAACTCTGTAGGATCAGAATCTTGAGGTGGGAATATTTTTACTGCATGTTCTATAGTAGATTGGCAACTATGTTTTTTACCATACCTATGTGTATACTCATTGCACAATGCAAGACCATGCAATATCAACCATGTAAAATTTTGCTGTGCCCATATTGTGCAGGGATGATTACGGAATGCACCATGCTCTGTCTTGTATGGTGTGCCATCTAGTTTAGGTAGAGTGCCAAAACCATAACCCCACTTGTCTGACGCCACGATAGATAACATCTGACATGTTTCAAGTGGCATCTTGACAATGTGTTTATCAGGTAATACTTGTGCAGATTTGACTGCTGATGGGTCAGTGACAAAGATGTTCATTTCTTAGACTCCTCATACTGGTATACAAGAAACAAACATAGTGTAACCCAGAATAAAATTTCAAGACCGTAATTGTTCATAATAAAAAAATAATTTATCTGCGAAGATTGTGAAGATGCTCTATGATATCTTCACGAATCCACATAAGTTCATTATAGCACTTTTGGTTGTGAGCACAACCTCTAAGGGTGTGGTCTGGTTTGTGCACACTCTCTATAAAGATGTCGAGAGCACGATTCCATCTCTGGTCTTGATCTTCTTTCGGGATACTGTTCTGGTCTTTCATAGGTTGGTGGTGTGTGATGATCATTCCAATGTCGGACATTTCCGGCAATAATGAATGAGTTGGTAATTACAAGTTGTAAAAATATTATAGATCTGATAACACATATTATATTATCATAATCTTTTGTGGTTTCATCTTGGAAAGATCCTAGAGAATATTTCCAGATCTTCCAAAATTCAGTCATTGAATTCGTTATACACCCCTTCTAACATATCACCCTGTCCTGCTAGTTTTTGTACAAGCAATGGTACGTCTACTTGATATGCTGTAGCAGTATGTGCTAATTGATTTGTTCTATCTGTCATAAGAATATCAATTAGAAAATCACACTCTCTAAGATTCAATTTGTTTCTGAGTTCAGTCATCATATGCCTAGAAGTTTACGTTGACGTTCAAAATATCCATGGAGAATCCATGAACTACTGTTCATTTTATCAGTACCACCGATACCAAATTCAAATGATACTCTTGGATTATCCTTATATCTTTCATACTCTGGTGTATTTGTTTTACCTCTGTCTCCACCATTACAGAATACAACCTCTGTGGAAATATCTAGACACTTTGCAATGGCACCACAGGCAGAGTCATCAGCATCGTCCCATGATATTACAGCATCAACCATGTCAAGATGACGTACAATATCTGCACGTTCCGTCCAACACTGAAAGTATTGTCCTTTCTTTCTCTTCAACCAAGGATCCCCATTCAGTCCTACTACAAGATAGTTTGAAAGGTCTTTTGCTCTTTTGAAATACTGGAGATGACCACTATGAATAGGGTCAAACCCTCCAGTAACTAAACTTAGACGATCACAAAACATTAGTTGTAAGTAGAATCAGGTTCTAATGCTACGAAGTATGTGAGATTATATGCTACGTTGTGGAATCTAGCGAGGTTTGCCTTAGATATACTGACTTGATATGATCCTTTGATAAGTTTGATGTTCTCCATCTTGAAGTTGAATGAGAACTCATGCTCTGTTGATCCTACTACAATTGTATAGTCATTAGATGTATCGTTTCTACGATCACTTGTAACAACCTTCACAACTCCTGCTTCACCTACAACTGATAGATCAGGAAGACCTAGTATGTTTGCAGAGTGAATAAGTTTCTTTACCTGATTCTCATCAAGATTGAAAGATACCTCTTCACTAGGAAGTGCCATCTCTTTTTCTGGTGGTGAGATAATCACATCAGGATCTGAGAAAAAATATTTTGAACGAGTTGCTTTACCTTCCTTGATAGAAGCATACTGTTCTGATGTAATGTCTATATCTGGATCTTTATACAGGACATCGATAGTTGTGATGAACTGAGGTAGATCATAGATTGCAAAGTCTGAAGGTATCTCTTCTTCAATCGTTGCTTCAGCAAGGATGTTCTGCATCGGCGAGATAGTTCTTATCTTCTTTCCTTTCTTGAACGACAGAGATTGATTTATCTCTGTGAAGTTCTTTAGGATTGCCTTCGTTTTATCGGATAACTTCATCATAAGTTTATAGTTTCAATTTATTATAGTACAAAAAAAGCAGACCGTCAAGATCTGCTTTTTGAATATTCAGTTTTGTTATTAGACCAGTACACCTGTAAGAGTACTGATGCTTGCTGCCACCATGAAGATATATGGTACAACTTTGAGGGGTACTGGATGTCTCATTACACGTAACCGGGAATGATCTGACCTGTTGTTAGGTATGCACCTAGTCCTGCGATGATGCCGAGCATGGCAAGTCTGCCATTAAATTTCTCAGCGATAGTTTTTTGTTCTTTATCAGACATTAGAAAATACCGGGAATGATGTTTCCTGTTGTTGCATATGCACCTACTGCTGCAACGAAACCAAGCATTGCTGCCCATCCATTGAATCTTTCTGCTTCTGGAGTCATTTTTTGTTACCTTTGTGTTTGTGTGAATTTGTTGACAATCGTTAGAATCCTAAGATTCCACCGAAGAAAAAGTTGCCTGTAGTTACATAGGATACGAACCCTGCAACCAATCCTAACATAGCGAGTCTACCATTGAGTCTTTCAGCACTCTTGGCGTATCCCTCATAGTTCTCGACCAATCGTGGTTGTACTTCAGTCGGAAATGCATTCTGGCGACCGCCTGATTCTGTTGTAACTGTCATAAACTTTTTGTTGTATATTAATATATAGCGTAACAAAACTTTACACTTTTGTCAAGTAAGGAAAAATAATATTATATATAAACATTTCTTATCACCAATCCTCATCATATGCATCAGGATTTTTCATATTATACACTTTGCAATAACCATGCACATCTAGATGTTGATGCCAGTGTGCCATGGTATGCATTCCCTCTATAAGGGCAATGAGAGCGAGTAGGAGGACTGGTACATACCAGAGAGCGTTTGTATATTTCATAAAAAAAGACTCCCGAAGGAGTCTTGTATTTTTTTATATAGGGTTGTATACAGGTGTCATGATCCCACCCTCCGGATCATCATCGTCATCATCAGAAGCACGTAGAAACAATTCTACAAAAACAAGAGCACCAATAGGATAGAAACACCAAAGAACTGCTTGGGATGCAGAAATGTCTACTGACTCCATTACTTAGAATGTGTATCTTGTACCGATTTTACCAGACCAATCAACGTTATCGTTGTTAGTAGCACCATAGATTTCTCCATAGATTCCTACCTTTTCAGTGATCTGCTTTCCGCCACCAAGATATCCTGCTAGTTCAACGTCGCCAAACTCATCAGCAGTTTCTGTGTGCTGAACAGTTGGACCACCTGAAACATACCAAGAGATTCCGTTTGCTGTTACTCCTTCGTAACCAACTTGGAATTCAACATTTCCTGAAGTGTATGTACCGTCTGGATATGAACCATTTGCTTCTACATTAACGTATGGACCTGCAAAAGCAGCACCAGAGAATAGAAGTGGAGATGCAGCAAGTGCTGCGATTGTAGATTTAATCATTTTTGTATTTATTTTCTCGCAAGGATACTAAAAAACCCCTGCGGATGACATCTCCCCCGACATGGGGTGATGGTTTACGTCAGGGGCACGATCTTTCGATCCCTTTGTAATGTTATTTAGACTATCACGATTGTTCGGTCTTGTCAACCCCCCTAAGAATTGAGAATCCCTTGACCTTTTTGAACTCAAGAATAGCGTTGAACTTCTCTACTAAGTCCTGCTTATGACTGATGACAAAGACATTAGCATCCTTTATAACATAACGAATGATCTTT